AAGGTAATACTCACCCGAAATTGGGTCAACCTGTAGCGACTCAAAAATATCTCCGGAATTTTTTTTCATTTTTGTATTATCGTTAACCTTTTTCAAACTTATATATTCTTCCGGAAATTTTGAATCAGGGAGATATTTAGAGGTCGATCTGGGTCGTTTATAGCTTAGGGTAGTGGTGCGTTTTTATATCACGCGGGCGCCCCCCATCGGGCGCGGCGGCGGGGAACTGTCGATCACGAACTAACGAACTGCCCCCCACCATAAGGCAGGGGGCGCCCGCCGCCACCCTCAGCGAAGGGCAGGCGAACCGCTGCGGATGTGGCGGTTGGCGTGACCAGCAGCAACAGAGGGGCGCCAAGCGGTGCCGCTGCCACCAACGCGGGTCATGGTCGCTTCACCCTTACGGGGACCGCGACGGGGCAGACGGGTCAGGCGCATTGCACCCGACGCAATGGCGGCATTCAGTTCGGCGGCGGTCATCACGGTGGGGGTGTTCATCGGGGTGGGTTGCGATCGGGTTAATTGTAGCACGAACGGGGGCAGGGTCACCCCCGCAGGGCGGGGGTCTCCGAATACTGGGCAGCGATGGCGGTAGCGGGCAGACCCCAGTGGATGAACTGAGAGGGGCGGGAACCGTTCTTCAATTGATCGGCGCGGGAGATCCATTTGATCTGACGGGTCTGGAGGTCAGAGCACATCGCAAGGGGGAAGCGCATCGGTCGGGGGTGTGAACTGAGAGAATTCTACAGGGTCGGGTGCCAGGGGTCAACCCATCCCCATCGCTTCCTTAAGGGCATTGTAGGCGCCCATCCAGTGTGCCGCGTCGGTGTGGTTGCCCTTGGTGCTCTCATCACAGGCGATGCACAGGAGCGCGGTGCGGATGGTGCCCCACTTACCCTCAGGCAGGGTGACGGTCGTCAGGGTCTCAGCGTTCCAGGGGGCAGCGGTCATGGGTCGTTTGCTTTGGTTCCCATAGTATAAGACCCCCAGCGGCGAACCGTGGGGGTCTGGGGTCAGAGTCAGAACTGGATCGCTTCGAAGTGGGCAGCGGCATCCGCGATGTTATCCTGCTCAATCCCGTCCACAAGGGTCTCCAGGATCTGCAGGATCTCATCCCCATTGCTGCCACGGCGGAGCAGGGAGATGGCAAGGTTAGCGGTCATGGTTGATTTGTATCAGTGTGGTTTGCTGGGCGTCTTTCAGGGCGCACCCGCTCCCATTGTATCAGGCAGCGATCAGAACATCATCCTCCCAGCGGGCAAACTCCAGGACCTGATCATAAGGGGTCGGTTCGGGTGCGCTCGCTTTCATAATGGCAGCGCGGCACTGGGCAGCGATCTCATCGATGGTGATGGCGCGGTCGGTGGCGGGGTTGTAGCGCATGGGTCGTTTGCGGTTGACTTTAGAATTCTAAGGGGTCAGGGGGTCGGGTCTGACCCCCACTGTGTCAGTTGATCAATCGGCATAGAGGCGCTGAAAGTCATCCACAAACTCCCGTGCCTCATCGCCTGACATACGGGAGACCATTTCACGGGCGACGGTCTCCCAAGAGAAGTCGTCTGCCAGATCATAGATGGCAGACCGTGCCTGAGAGGCGGTCAGTTCGGAGGCGGTGATCTGAGCGTAGGTCATGGGGTTGTCTGAACTGAGATCAGTATAGAGGGTCAGGGGTGCTCAGTATGCCAGGAGTGTGCGGTTTGCCCACTGTCCACGGCTCAGGTCGCGGTTGAACAGCAGGGGCAGCATGTCACGGCGGCGGCAGTGGTGACCGCTCACACTGCCAGACTGCCACTGCACAATGGCGCGGCGGGTCAGGGGGGAGAGAATGATGTGCTCACAGGCAGAGCTGCCCTGGCAGTCCACGTTGATGAACACAGGCAGGTGATCCAGGAGGAAGTTCAGCATGGTGGGGTGGTTTGCTGTTGAAAGAATTCTAAGGGGTCAGGGGGTCAGAAGGCGACCAGTTGATCCAGATCCCATTGTGGCACAGTCTGAACGGTGCCGCCGCAGTTCTTCCGCAGCCAGGCGTTAATGTGCTTCGTGGTGGTGGCGCTCCACTGCTGGGCGGTACGGATCCAACCTTTGCCAGGCACAAGCGCGGCAACAGGGGTCACGTAGGAATACAGGATGCAGGTCCCGTCTGCCAGTTGCACTTCCGTTTGGTTGCTGCCGATCTGCTGAACGATCATGGGGGTGTCCTTTGAACTGAGAGAATTCTACAGGGTCAGCGGGCGATCAGGTCGCCTGCAGTGTACAGTGCCTGAGCTGTCACACTCCGCACGGGGCGGATCGGTTCCCATAGGAGGCAGAGTAGCACGGCAACGGCAGCAACTCTAAACATGGTGGCGCGGTGAAAGTCTGCGGAGCGTGAGCGGGTCAGGGCTTTGATCATGGTGCCAGGTGAGCGGGGGAACCACAGGACCGATAGAAGTCTACCATGCGCATCGCCTCATCATAGGTGGCGAACCATTGCGACCGCCACTCACATGCATTGTAGGGAACCTGATAACGGACTTCGTAGCGGGTCAGTGCCATGGGGTTGGTTGCTGATGAGATCAGTATAAGGGCTCAGAGTGGCAGATCAACGGGGTGTGTGCCACCTATTCAACTGGCACACTGAAAGCGACCGCTGTTGAAATTATGATAAGAAAAGCACTCACGATTGACCAACTTAAACATACCAAACTCATTGGTCATCACATAACCTTCCGCATCAATTCTGTTACCATGAATGTATGCTGCAGGACCATCATTGCGGCAGATGAACAAACAATCATCTTTGATTGACTTCACCAATGCCCACAAACGAATCAGATTAGGATCACAATCAAAGTCCTCTGCAACGATGTTATCACCAGTACGAATGCAGGCGTTCAGTTGCTGTTTGATCTTCGCTGCTTTCTTATCAGAAACAAACTCACACGCCGTGGACATTTGACGAGCGAAATCTACCACTTCCTTCACATCAGCGAAGGACTCTTGATTGTACAGAATGTATGCTTCAGGTTGCACAAAGAGCACGTGATCGGTAGACTCCAGACAAACATTCAGCGGTTCAGCAACAGCATCACGCAGATCATTCTCAGCACGATAGAGTGTATGAGGCGCGACAATGATGCTCTCAGAAACTACCTCTGAGAACTTGTATGTGATAGTGTTTGGAGTGTATTCGCTGAGTCCACCAAACCCGATAAAATCACCTTGGATGATAGAATCGATGCGAGGCAAAGAATCCAGGCAGCAGTGAAGAATTTGCGCGACATTGCCTGAATGGTTTGCATCGATGTCCTCGTGAGATTCGTTAATTTTAATTTTCACTTTGTTGAACACACTTTTGGTGCCCACAAAGAAATTACCAGTGGCAGGATTCGTACCCCAAACAATCGCAGGGGCACCGTCAATCTTAACACTCAAGGTGCCAGGATTGACGAACCAATTCAAAACAGAAAGATCACCCGTGAGGATGGTATCTTCGGGGTGCTCAAGGTGTGTGTTTTTCATACTCTTAAGATAACAGGGGTCACGGCGAACCGCAACCCCCCTTGTGCCACTTACTGAACTGTCACACTCTCAATCAGTTCTTGAATGACATCTTCATCATAAACATTAGCAATCTCATTGAGAACATCTTCCTCATTCAAGTGAGATAGATTTTCCACAATGGTATCATACGCAAACTGAATCAAACATTTGGTGTCCATCTCATCAACAATACGCTCAGCGTAGTTTTCAACGAGTTGGTCAAGTTGTTGGGAAGTAAGAGTCATTTTCAATAATCGTAGTTTGCGTTCAGGTACTCATTGACATCAAACTTCTCAGTATCACGAAGTTCGGGAATGTCAAGGTCAAAAATCTCACCAGGCATATCCTGGATTTCAGACCAGAGTTCATCAAACATTGGTGTGTCCCTCAGTGACAAATGTAATTTATCAGGGGGGCAGCACGAACGCAACCCCCTGTGTGCCACTAACTCAACTGGCACAAGCAACGAATTCTTGAAGATAGTAGTCCAAAGGTAACTCTAACTCTGCTGCTTTAGATTCCCATTCATCCCATTCTTCCTGAGAAGCATCATTCAAAAAATCTTCAAAAGTATATTCAAAAGCAGGACCACACATTGGCATCAATTGCGAACGAAAGTAAACATAACTGATCAGGCGGCAGATATCAACCCCCTGTGTGACAGTTTCATAACCGTCCTCATTCTCAATAACGAAATCTTATTGAGAATCAATAAAGACTTATAATTGAGAATATGTGCCAATATAAGAACTGGCACATTAATACAATTCGCTGAAATCGCGGATGGTAGGATACACTTCCTCATCACCTTCGAGTTGTAATAATTCCCGCCAATTAATATTATCTAGATCTAGGTCATCATAACAAATAAGATCTAGTGTAACCTGTACTAGGCGCTTCTGTGTAGTAGGCATAATTCTAGATGTAATGTGTACTATGCGTAATGACGATATGCAAGCGTTTCGTAATCTTGCCCATCTCGTGCATAATCCTCGTCGAGATCTAGTGCATTATGCTCATAGTATGAGTCCTCGTCGAGATTGTAATCGTTGCTAATTGTATAGTCGAGATCGTAGTCGTCGTACATAAGCTCGTCGAGATTCTGTGAGTGACTGTATAATTATAGCATAAAGCTCGACGAGATGCAATCTAGATGTAGAGCTCGTCGAGATTCATAAGAGTATATATGTATTCTCGACTAGATTTATGTGCTTCTCGACACATAAGGTCTCGACTAGATTTTATCACGAACTCATAAGAATGTCAAGGTTCTGTGAGTCTTATGTGTGGGTCTGGGGACTTTTTCGCGCCGTGGGGCTTGACAAACTCTGCGTCTTATGCTATACGGGTAAAGGTCACAAGACCTCAGCACATTT